AATCATGGAGAATTACCAGAAGATTTTAAAGGCGATCATAGCGATGCTTTAAAAGATGATGAATCTGAAGCAGCTGAGCAAAGTGTCGAGGACGATATCGAAGACGCTGCGGAAGTAATTCCTTCAGATGAAGAAGCTAAGGAAGAAATCGAAGCGGATAGTGAAGCTAATGTAGATGATCAAGTAATGGATTCGTTAGAATTACACGATGGAGAAGAAGTAGCCAAAGAGGATATCGAACAGGCCGATAAAGAAGTGGAAAAACCAGATGAAGCAGAAGACGCTGAAGAAAATGGAAAAGAACTTATAGAAACTAAGAAATAATTAAAGGTTATTATTATGGCCAAAAAATTACCCAAAGAAGAAGTTATAAAAAGATTTAAAGAAGTCCACAGGAACGGGATAAAATTAAAGAAGATTATTGTTTAAAAACGATATAAGAATAATTTGAATTAAATATTCTGAAGACGTAGAAGAAGTCTTAAATGTAATAAATCATTAGAGAAGAAATTCTCTAATGATTTCCTGTGGATTTTAATACGAGATATCTATACAATTTTATATAGATGTATAGATAACTATACTTACCCTTTATAGATATATTAAACAAGAAGAATATTATAAGGAGATGTTCAAAAGTAATGAAAAAATTATCTCAAGAAGAAGTATTAAGAAGGTTTAAATATAAATATGGGGATAAATACGATTATTCAAAAGTTCAATATAAAACTTATAGTACCGAGGTGAAAATAATTTGTCCAGTTGATAATCATGGAGAATTTTTCGTCAAACCAAAAATGCATATGATTGGATCAGAGTGTCCAAAATGCTATAAAAGAAAAAGTAATAAAAAATTATCTAAGAAAGAATTCATAGAACGATCAAATATAGTGCATAACTATAAATACGATTATTCAAAAGTAAATTATAAAAACGTTAGAACCGAAGTTATAATAACATGTAATAAATTAGATAATAATCTGGTACCTCATGGGGAATTTTTACAGCTTCCTCAAAATCATTTGCGAAATTTTGGATGTCCAAAATGCTTTTTAGAAAATAATACTTTAACACAAGATGAAGCAATTTCCAAATTACGAAAAAAATTTCCAAATTACGATTACAGTTTGGTCAAATATATAAATAATTCTTCAAAAATAAAAATAATTTGTCCAGAACATGGCGAATTTGAAACAACGTATGGTAATTTTATAAATAGCCGTGGTTGTAATAAATGTTCCGGGTTTTATAAAAGGGATTTAGAAAAATTATTTATTAAATTAAATAATAAATATTTAAATAAATATAATTACGATGAAGTATCAAAAACCTATTCTGGACTAACATCAAAAATAAAAATAATTTGTCCAGAACATGGAGAATTTGAAACCACGATGGATAATCATTTAAAAGGACGAGAATGCCAATTATGCTATCCTAAGGACAGTCGAGGAGAAAAAAGAATTATACGATTTTTAAAAGCTAATAATATTAATTATAATAGAGAATATCGTTTTAAAGATTGTTGTAATATAAAACCATTACCGTTTGATTTTTATTTACCAGATAAAAATATTTTAATAGAATATGATGGTAAGCAGCATTTTGAACCAGTTGAATATTTTGGTGGTTTAGAAGGGTTAAAGAAAACTCAGGATAATGATAAAATTAAAACCGAATATTGTTTAAAAAACAATATAGAATTGGTACGTATTAAATATACGGACTTTGATAAAATAGAAGAAATACTTAAAAAGTCTATCGGACTTTAATAAAAAATTGGAGAAATAAAAAAATGAATAAAAATATACAACTGAACCGTTCCAAAATTAGTCCTACGATAATTGCCATCTTGGATAAATTTAAAACAGATAAACAAGCCTATCATTTACTTAAAGAAGGGTACTTAAAATTAGCGAGTCATAAAGTAATGCAGGATGGTATGCATCATACGTCGTTTTGCGACTATTTTCCGGTATCTAAGAAGCTTCCGGGACTACTTTACAAATTATATGGTATTAACGAAAGAGAGCTTAAACACGAAATGGAACAGTTTTCTCTTCTTGGTTCAATCGTTTATACCAAAGATTATTATCAAACGTTATGTTTAGCTTATTTAATTGGATTGGATAACGATGACGAAGAGCTCCGTCAATATGCTTTATTGTTAATCAGCATATTAATCTGGAATTATTATAAGCTCCGAATGTTTCCAAATATTTGTGATCCAAAAATTAGCCAATATGTGATGAACTATGAATTACAAGGAAATCATTCTTTTAAAAATGCGGGAAACCCATTAAATTATATTATGAAAGTTACTTTACCTGCTCTAGAAAATAATTATCCAAAAGAGATCGCTGGAGATCCCACACATCACTATGCTGGTTTAAAAAGAATTATTACGACTATTAGAAGTCGTTATAATCAACTATTTAAAAACTTAGCTACTAATTATTATAAGGCGGTTGAGTCAGGTAAATCTGAATCGGTTCATGAACTCCATAGTACTTCTTACGAAAACTCAGGTGAGATGATTGAAAAGAAAGAACATTTTAATAATATTATCGAAAGACTTTCCGACAAAATATTAAAAAATGGTTTATTAAAAACCAAAGTAATTGAAAAAAGTCCTATTAAAGATATGCTATATAAAAAATTCTTTTTAAGTAATCAAGTTATTCAAAAAATTGACCGGTACTTAGATGATGATAATAATAAAGAAGATTTAAAATACTATATTGAATTACTTTTAAATGGTCTTAAATTAAGAAATGAAGAAGAATTATGTTCTATGAATATGGAAGTCCTAGCTAATAGAATTACCAGTTCTAGAAAAGATGAGTACTTCGATAAACTTAAAAAATTTAATACCAGTATTGCTATTAATGTGTTGCATACTCCAAATGAAGATACTAAACATATTAGTACTCAAAATGAATATCGTTATAGTAAAATAATGATTACTGCGATATTAAGTTATATTAAATTTCTTAATTGTAAAAGCATTTAAAGGTTTGGAAAATAAACGGATAACTATTAATAGTTAACTATTGATACCACGTGGTATCAATAGTAGTATAGCTATCTATATAGATAACTAAACATGGTTATACCATCGATAGTTAACTATAGATAAAAACACATGTAATTTAAAGGAAAAATTTTATGGAAAACGAAAAAAATGAAAAATTTATAGTAATTGAAGGTTTAGATGGTTCGGGGAAAGATACTCAGGCAGCTCTTTTACACCAAGCTTTACCAAATTCTTATTTAGGATATGCTCCAACAAGAGAAGGAAAACTTCAAGAAGTAATCAGAGAAGAATTAATTAACCCAAGTATGATTAAAGCAGATGAGGAATTATTTTTATCTTATTTAATGCATACTGATAGAATTTATCAAACTTGGAATACTAAAAATGGTATTTATAAAACAATATCCGAAGATAAGAAACATTATATAAGTGTTAGATATTCTTTAAGTTCTAAAGTATATAATTCTAAGCAAATGGATACTGGAGATTTATTAAAACCAAATCTTACGGTTTTTCTAGATATGAAGCCTATCCATAGTTTAAAAAGAATTCAGGAAAGAAATAAAAACGATCTTACAAATATAGAAAGATATGAAAACTTAGAGAAATTAACAGAAGTTCGTGAAAAGTATTTACACGAAATAGAAATAATGAAAGAATTCGGACATAATGTTTTAGTAGTCGACGCTACATTAGAAATAAATGAGATTCATAATTTAATTATGAATCATATAAATATTATTTTATAAGGTACCAAAATGGGTTATCAAAAAATGGAAGAAGAAATTAATAATTTAGAATTTGAAACGGAATTACCCTTAGATAAATTAGTAAAGGTTATTGAGGAAACAGAGGATTTATCAGATTCATCTAACCAGAAATTAACTAAAATTGGTTTAGTTGGTTTTGGAGTAGTTAATCAAGCTATTTATAAAAATATAAAAAATACTTTAAAAGATTACGTAGAAATTTATTCGTTAGAGAATCAATACATTAATAATTTTGCAAAAACATTGGATACCGATTTAAACATTATTACTATTAATACAGATTATTTTCCAGATAAAATAAATAAAAAAGATATAGTATCTGGTAAAAATAATTTTAAAAAGTTTGGAAGTAAGAAATCTGTAAAAGGTTTAGTTGAATTACTTAAAGCTTATCATGATTTTGATTATAAAGGAATACTTGTAATTAAAAGTACAGTACTTCCAAAACTTTTAGAAAAAAGACTATTTAAAAAGTACAAATTAAAATTAGATAATTTTAATTTAATTTTTTGGCCAGAATTTTTAAACGCTAGAACAGCTGAAAAAGATTTTATTACTGAAATTCCATTATTTGGAGGAGATCCAATTCTAATTGAAAAAGCTGTTCAAATATTGAATAAATTTTTAATTCAAGGTATCCATTATTATAGTACTGGTACTTTTACAGAAGTTATGGAGTATAAATATTTTAGAAATATGTTACTTATGAATCATTTTGCATTTTTAAATACCGTTCCAGATTTATTTGAAACCGATATTAGAAGATTTAATCAGTATCAAAAAGAACATGCTTATAGTTTTAATGAAATTAGTATAGCACAAGATGGAAAACTTGGTGTGGGTGGAGCATGTCTCCCAAAAGATTTGGATAATTTTATCCAAGCCCAATATAATTTAAAAGGTAAAAAATATTTACCAAAACTAGATTCGGAATTGGATTCTTTAAATCATTTAAAAAATATATCGAATTATAATAAAACGAAGAGGATTTAACCTCTTCGTTTTCCTGTCGTTAAATTTAATTGCTTAACAAAGATATTAATAATATAAAGGTATATATAAAGGATTGGATATGAGTTTATTTAAGGAAGAGATAACCAAAAATATAGAATCACAATTAAAAACTTCCGTTCAGTCGGGTGGATATGGATTAACTAATACTGATCTAATTTCTTTTTTAACCAGTTTAACGAAAACATTCGGAATAGACTATTCCGAATTCAATCCATTTATTAACGGAAACTACGCGGTATTTATGCAACATGGTACTTGGTTCGAAACATTGAGAGATTATTCTAATTTCGAAACTACTCCGGAAACAGTAAAGAATTATATTAGTATTATGGATAAAAAAAAATCGAATATTGATTTAAAATCGTATGAATTATATGGAACTAAATTTAATAATTATTTAAAATTTAGTCAAACTATTACTGATATTTCGGTTCCGGAACCAAATAAAGAATACATGGCGATTAGTACTCGACAAAAAAACTCATTCGTGAATACTCGAGATTATGTTGGCTCCGATTTCAGTATTAATTTTTTGGACAATCGAGATCTTGGAATATTTAAATATATGGAAGCTTGGCATAAAAGTATAGATTTAATAAGGGAAGGTTTATTTTTTGATATTTTGTCTAATACAGCTCAAGAATATTTTAATAATTTAGTAAAAGAAGATTACTTAATAGATAATCCATATTGTAATACTGTTTGGATAGCCATTTTAGATTCGAAAGGTACAGAATTAAAAGGAATAATAACTTTATTTGGAGTAATGCCAATGAATAATCCTTTAAAAACTATTATTGGTGATAGAGGTGCCCCTAAAGCAAGTACATATTCCTTAAATTTTAAATTTATGGATATGCAATATACATTCATAGATGGTTGGGATAAATTACAAGAAATAGCAAGTGATAAAAAGAGATCGGATACATTAGGGGAAAGATTTTTTAATTTTTTACAATATTCGAATCCTAATACAAATTAAGGAAAAAAATGCAATCAATAGAATTTACTCAAACTGAGTTCAGAACGATTATTCAAAATGAACTTAATGTAACAAATCCAGTTTTATTAAAATCTGGAGTACTTGGAGTACTCGCGGATTATTTAGCAAATATTAAATATGATATGGCAAATTATTATAGTACTTTATTTAGAGAAATGAATCCAAGTTTAGCTAGAGATTTTAACAGTATGTTATTTCATAGTAGTATTTACAATACCGAATTAAAGTACGCTGATCCGGCGAAATTTGACGTAAGTATAGTAATTCCAGAATTAATACTTACTAATGTTAAAGTTATGGAATATATTATTCCAGAAAATTATTCTTTTAAAGATGAGAATAATCTGGATTTTATTATTCCAGATAAAATCCAGATTATTCAAAACTCTTCTCAAGTAACGGCGTATAAATATACTAAAACCACTAAAGAACAATTATTAGTAACAATGGCTCCTGATCCAACACAGGTCGGAAAAACAATATTTTTAGTACATTATGATAACGTACTTCAGATTAAAAGAAACTATAAAAAAATAATAGTTCCATCCTATAACCTCGGAGAATCATTTAAATTTAATATAAATATTACAAATTATAAAAATATAAAAAGTATTAATTCCTGGTATAATCCGGCAAATAACGAACCAATACAAATAACTGATTTAAGTAAAATGGATCCGATAGATGTGTCAGGTAAATACGCTTTAGATAAATTTGATACTAAATTTTTTAAATTTAAAAGTAATCGTTTAAGTCTAGATCTATTTTTAAACATTTTTGATAATAGTATTTCGTTTGAAACTGGAGATGGTCGATTAGGAAAATATTTAAACACAAATGACGAAATTATCATTTGTGTTGAAGAAACTCTTGGGGAAAATGGAAATTTAAATAACCTTTCGTTTATGTTAACGGATATCCAAACGACGATTACATATACTAACGAAAATCAAGAACTAACAAAATATTCTTTAAATGGTATTAGTATAAATGGTGGAAAAAACGGAAAAAATATTCAAACGGTGGATGAATTAAAAGAAAATATATTTAATAAATTATCATATCGTAATAGTTTATCGAGTATAAATGATTTTGAATTATTTTTTCAAAATACGAATGGTATAAAACCATTCGTAGATACTAAATTTTTAAATGGACAAAACTTCGTTTATATTTACAACACGTTAGAAACCAAAATATCAAATAATAACATAATTTTAGATACATATTCTCAAAATTTAGATGAATCTTTTATAGCTAAAAACCCCTTTTATCCAACGATAACTATTAATAATAAAGAATTAATTAGCCCCTTTTATTATAAATTTTTAAGTACCAATGAAACCGAGATGTATATTGTTAATCCGAAAATATATATTTCCTTAAACGATGAGGGAAATTTAAATAACGAAAATAAAGTTATTTTGAGTTTAAATTACGATTTTATAACGAATAAAAGTTCTTTTAAAATTGATCAAGGTGCGAATAATAACTTAAGTTATTATATTACTACTGATAATTTTTCATTTGTTTTGGATTACGCTAATAATTTTACTTGGGAAGTAAATTCTTTATTTACAGACGACTTCTGTATATTAAAGGAACAGATTTTTGAACTTAAATTAGAAGTAAGACAAGATGATATGACTATAGAAAGATATTATTCAACTGACGAAATTTATCAATTAATTCCAAAACAAATAGCTTTTAAGTATTATAGAAAAAATGATATTAATACCCTTCCGGAAATAGTTGATCTCAGCGAAATTTCTTTAGGCTATTTAGATAACGAACTAAGGGATCTTTTAATTGATGCTACCGAAGTACTGAATCCATATAGTACCGAGGAAACACCAATTCTTTTAAAATTACCATTTGTGGAAAAATCTTTTATGGAAATGGATTTTATTAATCAATATAATTTATTAAATGATTTTTTTAAAATTACCGAAATCCAGAATTTGGTTAATTTCAATACCAGAGTATACCAATGCTTTTATAATACTTTATATTTGGATGATAAATATGTACCATCGGTATATAAAAAGGATAATAATGCTATAAAAGATTTAAAAAAGAAAATTGATTTAAACATTTATATAGATAAAAGTTATTTTGATATAAGTACTACTTTTAAAACATTATCCGAATTGGGATTAAGTATCGAAATAGATATTATAAATTTTTTTAAAACTAAAAGAGGTTTTCAGTTAAGATATTTTGAATCGGAATTAGAAAATTTAATATATTCAAAATATAATACTGGTTCGGATTATAGCTATATTAAGAATATTGAAATACTAAGTCCAGTTCTTTTTATAATAAACGATTCCGATAGCATATACTATAATTTAAAAGATAAGGTAACTTTTGAGGAACTGTTGGATTTTTGTCCACCATTTTTTCAATTTGATTTAGAAAATATAAATATAAACATAACATTTTAATTAACACATAAGGAAAAAAATTATGGCCGATACAAACGAAATTTGCGAATTAATAAATGATTCCGTGGTTGCTTGCGAAACGGATTGTGTAACAACTCTAAACAATACTATTACTAAAATGGAATTTTTAGAAAGCGAAACGAAAAACCAAAGTTTTTTATTACGAGAAACGGATGAAAGATTTAATACCAGTATTTATAATATTCAAAATAGTATAAATATTATAAATACCGCGTTAAAAACACTAGACCAAAACGATTTAAGAACGGTTATTGAAAATGATAGAAGATTAGTAGATAATAATATTCAATTAATGGATACTAAAATCGAAACGGTTAATACGGATTTATCCAGTCGTATTAATATGAAGGCTGATAAAGTTGCATTGGATACAGATATAAACAATTTAAAAACAAATTCGGAAATAAAGATAAATAGTTCTTATACTCAATTATTAAATTTAATAACCGATATAAAAAATGATTTATTATTACAGGAAACTAAATTATCGTATCTTGTTTTAAATAAATCCGATTTGGAAACGAAATTAAATATAATTTCGGAAATCACTAACTTAGGCACGGAAGAAAATTTAGATTTGATTAATGCTCTTAGTATAGAAAATAAAAAAACTGCTGATAGTGTAACCGAACTTAGCAACTACTTTTCAAAACTAAAAATAAATTTAGATATTCAATTTTCTGGTCTAGAGGTATTAATTAAGAAAAACGAAGAAAATATTATCACTGAAATAACGGAACGTCGTTTAGATATAAAAAATTTAAACAACGATATTTCTAAAATAGAGACTAAAGTAGATGAAACATTACAGAAATTGAGAACAGATTTGGATGATTTCATAAGTATTTTTAATATAAAAGAACAAGATATAAAAACAAACTATGCAAATATAATAAAATTAATAAACGATAATTATATTAAAGTTTTTAATCTTGTAGAACTCGAATCTAAAAATAGAATCGATTCTGATAATAATTTAGAAATAAAAATAAATGATTTTGTAAATAAATTTACAAAGGATCTAGAAGCTATAGATTATAGTCAAAACTTTGAAGATTTAGATAATCAAATTAAAAATGCAATTGAATATTTAAATAAAACCAACGAAGATTTAGTTAATCAATTTGCGGATTTAACTTCTTTAGTATCTAAAAACACAGATGAAATACAAAATATAAAGAATGATCTTTTAGCAAGAATTGATAACGCTATGGAAACTTCTAATTTAAATTACGAGACTGTTTTTGAATTAGTAGAAAATAAAACCAATGATTTACAAGAAAAGTTATTTAACGTAAATACAGAACTATCCAATTTAGAAACTAGATTAATTAATGCAGAATCATTGATTGGAGAAAACGATTTAGAAGAAAATGCTTTAACAGTTGAGAATATTCAGGAGCAATTACTAACTTTACAAAATTCAATTAGTAAAAATATAGAAAATATTAATAATTTAAATAATACTATTGTTGATAATAAAGCGACTATTCTCAAAGATATCAATGACAATAATTTAATTCTTTCTAATAAAGTTCAGGATGCTTTAACAACCGCTCAAAACGCTTTGGATTTAAATTATACTAATATAACAGATTTAAGAAATTATCTTAATCGTTTGAATGATAACATTTTACAGATTACTGGTGGGGCAAATCTAACCGATATAAATTTAGAATCTTTATCTATATCTATTACAAATTCGTATAACGATTTATTATCTAAAATTACGTCTGTAGACAACGCTTTAAAAATTAGCTGTAACTCTATGGATTTACGAGTATCTATTCTCGAAAAACAGATGTTAGAAAAAACAGAAGATATCCAAATAGTAGATCAAAATTTAAAAACAATAGTAAAAAATTTACAAACTGATTTTTTAACAAAGATCGAAGAAAAAAATTTACAACTTTCTGGTATTGAAAATAAATTAGATACTAATTATAGTTTAATAGTAGACAATGATTTAAAAATAAATACCGCTTTAACAGTACTTTCCGAAGAATTAAAATCAAAAGATAACGAGTTACAAAATCTAATCGAATCAAATTTTAATATTCTTACTAGCGATATAAATGCGAACACAGTATTGGTAAATACTATTAAGGATACTTTCGATAGCGTACAAAATGAATTAAATACGAGTATCAATAACGAATATGAAGCTAGATCATTAGCTATAAAAAATCTAGATGATAAGTTAGTTCAAGAAATAGATGAAAGAATTAAACAAGGTTTACGATTAGAAGAAGAAATAAAAATACAAACTGATAAATTAAATTCGATGTTGGATGGTACAGATGAATCGTTAAATTCTATTAAAGAAGTTATTGATTACATAAGTCAATTATCTGGTGAAAAAGAAACCATGTTAACAGATTTAATAAACGATATTAAATTATTTAAAAATACTATTTTAAATAATTTAAATAAAGAAACTGATTTTCGTATGGCGGAAGACGAAATACTAAAAACAAGTATCGAAAACGAAACCAAATCCAGACTGGAAAATATGGAATCTTTTTCCAATATGATATCTCAAGAGATAAAAGACAGAATGAATGCTATCCAAGAGTTGGATAATATTATTAATGAACAGAAAATTAATTTAGAAAATTTAATTAAAATTCAAGAAGGTCGATTAAATACTGTAATCACCAATATGGATACTAATTTAAAAAATATCGAAGAATTGATATCGAATACAAATCTTAAAATAGATACCAAAATTACAGATTTTTTAAATTTGATTAATGAGACAAAAACCGAATTTTCGACAAAATTTGAAAAATTTAATGATGATGTTCAAGATTTATTTCTTAATAATAATTCTCAACATGACGAATTTAATAAAAAACTAAATGATATTTTTTTAAAAATAGATACCTTCTTTGGTACAAGAAACGATACTTTAGAAAATATTTTTCAAACAATTTCTACTACTGAGAATAAACTAACCGATAAAATTACAGAATCGGTAATTAAGGCCGAGAATGATAATAATACATTGGAAAATAAAATAAAAATAACTACCGATGAACTAAATCAAAGAATTGGTCTAAATAATTCTAATTTAATTAATGAAATATCAACTCGTGAAAGTCAAGATAAATTATTAAAAAATGATATATTAGAAAATTCAAATAAATTAATAGAAATTAATAATGAATTAGATACTAAAATCAATAACGAAATATCTGCTAGAATTGAGGAAGACTCAAATCTTACAAATACATTGAATACGGAAATACAAACAAGAATAAATCAATATTCGGAAACTGTTAATAACATTGAATTAATTAATACCGAAATATCTAAAAATATTAAAGATTTTGATAAAAAAATCTTAGATAATGCAAATATTGAACAGGAACATTACGAAAATACCTTATTAAAAATAGATACTGAAATAACTGATCGAAAAAATCAAGTAAATAGTTTGGAAACGATTGTAACTAACGAAATAAACAGAAGTGTTTCAAAAGATTTGGAATTAGAAAATCAAGTAAATGCAAATACATCGGATATTTCTAAAATTATGGCTGATTCGGATGCAAGTTTAAATTCTTTTAAAGAAGTTAAGGATGCAATGACCACCGAAAAAGCCAATACCGCTAATCGTCTATCATCTATTGAAAATGATTATAAAGAAAAAGATGTTATTATAACAGAAAAATTAAATTCTGAAATAGCTAACAGAATTTCGGATACGGATGGAATTAAAACAACTCTTAACCAAGAAATTTCAGATAGGATTACCGTAAATAATTCAATGTCGAAAACTATTTCGGATAATAAAACCTATCAGGATAATTGGAACAGTGCTACTACTGACAAATTAAATTCTGAAATTTTTAATCGAATGGAAGATATTAAAAATTTAACAGAAAAAGTTAACCAAGAAATTTCCGATCGATCTACAGAAGATCAAAATATTAAAAATAATTTAAATTCTGAAATTAATGATAGACTCATAGCTGAGGGAAATCTTAGCGATAGAATCCAAGAAAATTACAATTTAACAACGAACTTTACCGAGAATTTAGATGCGGAGATTCAGGAAAGAAAAATAGTAGATGATGAATTAAAAACGGAGCTATCAGAAATACAGGAACTTATTAAAAATGTTTTTGATGGAAGTTCAGAGGATTTAGATTCATTTAAAGAAATAGTTGATTTAATTAGAAAATCGGATTTCGAAAATGATACAAATTTACTAAATTTTAGTAAAACTGTTTATAATAGTATAGATGAATTACATACCTTACTTAATTCCGAAGCAAATACTAGAATTGGAGAAGATAATTTAATTAGAACGGAATTAAATAATGAGATTCGGGAAAGATTATCAGACTATAAAATCTTAACTCAAGATTTTGAAAATAATAAAGTACAAATCGCTCAAATAAATTCCGAATTTAAAGACGATATTATTAAAACTATAACCGATAATAATAAATTAACTCAGAATATTATTAATTCAATTAATGATGATTTTGAAAACATTAGAACTCTAATAACTTCTGTTAATAATGATCTATTAACAGAAGTTAATGATAGAAAATTTTACGTAACCGAATTAAGAAACGATTTAAATAGTTTTATAAATACTTCCGAAGATAAGTATAGCTCGGTTCTAGAAATTTTAAACAATGTGTCATTAGAAATACAAAATAAATGTGACGATAATACTGCTTTAATTAAAGATGAAATAGCAGAACAAAACGAAACAATTTCTAAACTTAATTTAGGATTGGATGATACAAATAATAAAATATCGAATCTCGATACATCATTACAAGCTTTAATAAACGAGGAATCAATTATTAGAGAAACTATAGATACCGAAATTAAGGATGAAATAGAATCTTTTAAAACCGATGTTGGTAATAAGAATGACGAAATCGATAATACGATAACGAATTTAGATGAAAAAATACAAAGTATTCTCGATGGAGCAGAATTCGATCTCGAAGAATTTCAAAAAATAGTCGATGTTTTAAATACTATCGATCCGGAAAACGATATAATTCGTAATATTAAGGATGATATTAATTTTAAAATTTCAAACGTTAATTCGGATATGATTAAAAATAAAGACGAAATAATAAGAGAAATTAATTCTATTAAATCAGAAGCCCTTGGTTTAATTACTATAAGTACTGAAAATTATACAAATCGTATAAATGATTTAAAAAATTCTTTATTAAGTTCTGTTCAAAATGTGAGAGATGATAATCAAATAGAAATTGATTCGTTAAGTGCTAAATTAACAAGCGAATTAAAATCTAAAAATGAGTTTTATAATAGTTTAAAATCATATATCGATATAGCTATTCAAAATGAAAAAACTTTCCGAATTAACGATTTTAATACAGTTAATTTAAAAATTATAGCTGAAACGGATAATAGACAAAAAGAAATTCTCGATCTTAGAAAAGAATTACAAAATAATATTGATATTCAATCCGGGGGAGTGTTAGATAAGTTAGTAACTTTAAACAATACGCTTAATAAAGAGATAATTAACCGAACTTTTGTAACCGATTCTATGCTACAAACCATTAATAATTTTATTAATACTAATACCGATGAAATAAAAACATTTACGGCAAATATTAATGAAACAATTAATGGATTTTTAGAACTTATTGGGCCGGGAGTAGAGGATTTTGATAATTTAAGTATTGCTATTCAAACATCTTTAAATAGATTAAACGAACTTGGTTCTGAAATATATGATGAAATTAAAACAGATATTGAAAATGGAAATATAGTCGGAATTGTTGGTAGTACAGGTAGTACAGCTGGAACTTCTGTAGATTCATTCGACGTACAATCAGTTTTAAATACGGTAGATTCAAGAATCAACGATAAGGTAGTACAGGAATTTAATAGAGCTCAAACTAAAGAATTGGAATTAGAAGCTAAAATTATTAGATTGCGATCCGATACTCAGATATCATTAGATGAAAATACACAATTGGTAAAAGAAATAACCAATGATATTTTAAATTTAGTAAATTTAAAAATTAATGATTTTGAAAATATTCTGGAAACTTTTGATAATAAAGTAAATGCTACGAATAGTTATTTAGAAAAAGAAATAGCTTTAAGAAATTCGCAATATTCAAATATAGATTCAAAACTGGTTTCTAATAAAACAGATATACTTAATACCATAAGTAAACTAGATGGATTTATAAACGAATCTAATGAAAAAACAGAAACTATTTTAAATTCGACAACTGAAATAATAAATACAAAAACAAATACCTTATACAAAGAATTTGCATATCTTGATCAAGACATTACCTCTAAGTATGAAATGGTATCTGTAAAAATTAATGATTTTCAGGAAATGTTGGCATCTTTAAATACTTCAGAAACTGATTTAAAAACACAGGTTCAAGATATTAGAAAAATTATTGATGATTTATTAATTAATTCCGAAGTTGATTTAAGATCATTAGAAAATTTAGTAGAATATATTAAAGAAAATGATTCGGATTTATTAAAAATTCAAAATAATATTATTTCTGGTTCTGGATTAAATTCTTTAGGAGAATTCGTCCCATATTTAAATTCTCATTATTTAAATAATATCGACAGCCTTTATAACTGTTTAAATAAATTAGACGAAGTTATATTTGATAATGATAATAAAACCAATTTAAATATTCAAAAATTAACCAATGATTTAAATCAAGAAATTCAGAAACGTATAGATGATGTAGAAATTATTAACGATTTAATAAAAACAAATAAGGATTTATTACAATCTCAAATTACTTCAAATTTTGAGAATATTTCTCAAAATATTGAAGATATAAAAAAGTTATCCGAAACATTGGATAACGAAATATATAATAGAACGTTAAATGACGATCAAGTCCGCTTAAGTTTAGGCTTAGAATCAGATAATAGTTTGAATATTGAAAATTCTAATTTCATAGACGATTTATCTATGAAAAATAGTTTAATTACTTTAGATACTCAAATAGTTCAACGAGATGACGATTTACAAAAACAAATTGGAGATTTAACGGATTTAGATACTGAAAATAAAGACGATTTAGTTCAAGCAATTAATGAAACTCTAGCAGTTGCAAAAACATCTCCAAATTTTGGGACATCTAGTTCATTTGACGATGCCTTTATTTTACAAAACTTATAAGGATTACCTATGGCCGAAGAATTATTAATTAAGGAGGACGAAAACGTCCTCCGAAGTATAGTGGAAAATACTCCAGAAGAAGATCAAACATATGAAAAGGATATCACGAAGGAAAAGATACTTCCGTTCATAGGTTTAAAAGTTGGAAAAATTTATAAAGATTTAATGGCAAAATTAAATATTCTAAAGTTGGATATTTATACGCTGTATACGAATTTTCAGGATTTTTTAGAAAAAGATAAGGATTATAAAGACGCCAATGATTTGGAAAAAATAAATATCCAACAAAGTATAAATAATTTTAAGACTGCTCTAGGAAATATAGACGATTTTAAAAATAATTTAAATTAAAAGGAACACTATGTCATTACTTGGGGATTTAGCTACGGAAATAAGCACGTATATGAATAATAAAATCGCTTTAGTTTATTCGAATCTGGAAACAAAAGCCGAAGAAATAAAGGATTTTATATTAACTATTCAAGATGAAACTAGCAAAACAATTGACGAAAAATTTGCGGAAGCTGTAAAAGATTTTGTCACTCAATTGGAATATTTAGATAAAATTGATTCAATGACCGAAGAATTTAATAATAAATATTCGGATATGGATGATAAAAAAATGGATAAAATTATCGCACTTGATAATTTAAAAAATTTAAAGAATGAATTAATAGCTTTAATTTTAAATTTAGATGATAAAAAAATGGATAAATTATTAGCTCAAAAACTTATTCAGGATTTGGAATTAAATTTTAATAATTCTATAGAAGTAGTTCGGTCTTCTCTTCAGGATCAAATTGACAATTTAAAAGAAACCAAAGCTGATAAAAAAATTATGGATGAACAGCTTTTATTAATAAAAAGATTAATTTCCGACGAGACCGAGAGAGCAACCAATAAAGAACTTAGTATTATTGATTCATTAAATTTTGAAATTCAGCGAGCAAAAGTTCAAGAAGAAACTCTTCAGAAAAATTTAGAACTTGAAAAAGATAGAGCAATTACATCCGAGTTAAATATAGAATCGTCATTAAACGCTGAAATTTACCGAGCTAAAGAAATTGAAAAACAATTGAATAATTCTTTAGAAGATTATAAAGAACAATGCTCGGATGATTTAGAAGCAGAAGAAATACGAGCAAAAACAAGAGAAGATGAATTACAAAAAGAAATAGACGAAAATAACAATAGATTATTATTTAATTTAAAAAATGAAGAACAATTGAGAATTCAATCCGATTTAGAAATTAAAAATAATCTTTTAATTCAAACAGAAAGAATAGATAATATTTTGGATTTGAGTGTTGCCGACAAGGATTCGTTTAAGGAAATAGTGGATTTTATAGAAAAGGTTGATTTAGAAAATGATGATATTTTTGCTGGATATGTAGTATCGAATAATAAAGAAATCGAGAAGTTAAATCAACGGGTAGATGACGAAGAACTTCGCGCGGTATCATCTGAGGAAACTATACAAAATCAATTAAATATTGAGACGGCAAGAGCCTCAAAAAGAGAAAAAGAAATAGATTTAAAAGTAGATGATGAAATTTCTAGAGCCACGAATAAAGAGAATGATCTACAAGATCAGATAGATGATGAAATTTCTAGAGCCACAGATAAAGAGAATGATCTACAAGATCAGATAGATGATATTAAAGAGACATGTTGTAGACTTAATTTTATTGATTTGGAAAATAAATTAACAACCGAAGCAGATTTAAGAGAAAATGATAAAAAGCTAATTCTAGAAAAAATTAGCTTTTTAGAAAATAATCTTGAATTAGTCTCTCAGAAATTAATCGAAGTTCAGGAAAGTTCTGAAAGTTCTGAAAGTTCTGAAAGTTCTGAAAGTTCTGAAAGTTCTGAAAGTTCTGAAAGTTCTGAAAGTTCTGAAAGTTCTGAAAGTTCTTTAGAAAATGAATTAAAGGAATTAAAAACTTATTTAGAATTAGAAATAGATAGGGCTAAAAAAGAGGAAACTTATCTTATTTCGGTAATTGACGAGGAGATTAAGGATCGAAAATCGGATATAATAACGATTAATTCAAAAATAGATTTGGATATGGAAACTATGGAAGCAAAAGTAGAAGCTTTCCAAAAAGAAAATTTAATAACCAAAGATTCTTTAATTAAAACGGATACAAAATTAAACGATAATATATTACTTCTTAAATCAGATACCGAAAATAAATTTAATCTAATTAATAAAGCGATAGAAAATGAAAATTTTCGAGCAGTGGAACAAGAATCGATAATAAAAAATGATTTGGAAAAATCCAAATTAGAACTTAATCAAAATATCGAATTAGTAAAAACCGATTTAGAAGAAGAAAAAAAGAAATTAAACGATATTATTAATTTAAACGAAACCGATTCGGAAAAATTAGAGGAAACTATTAAAATTCTAAATAGTATTAATTTAGAAAATGAAGATGCTTTACCAGCTATAGCTAAAAAATTTAATAAAGATATTTTAGATAATTCTAATAAACTAACTTTAGAAATTTCGCGCGCAAAACAGGAAGAATTACTTTTATCGAATAATATAAATATTGTTAAACAAGATATAACTACTATCAATGACGATATTAACAGTATTAAATCAGAATTGGATAATATAAATGATAATAATACAGAGGTGGAGGAATATCCAAAAGTATCGGAAATAAATTCATTTACTTCTTTTAAAATTTTAGAAATCGATAATAATATTATTGATGATAGTTGGAAAGAATTAGATAGAAAATCTTTAAAGGCTGGAAAATATTTCATAGATGCGGAAACACATAATATTTCTGAAGAGGACGATTTAACTTTAATAGGACAATTATTAATTTTACCAACCTCTGATTTTGATAAATACAATTGTATTGACGAATCAAATAAAAATTTAGAAAGTTTTAAAAACGAGGAAACTTTAAAATTTAATATGCTGAATATATATAATCATTCTAATTTGAATACTATGTTAAATCTTTATTTAGATCAAGAAATTGTAATATTGATGAGAACTTTTATTAAAAAAGTAAGAAGTAAAATAAGCGTAAAAATAAAAGAAGTTTAATATGACAAGCGATATAAAAATTATAAAAGAATTAAAACAATATTTTAATTTAAAATTCGATATGATTAAAAAAGAAATTTTTAATCATATCAAATCGATGAAAAACGACGTTACCACGGAAATAAATAAAAATAAAAAAGAAATTTTTAATATAAATACTCAGTTTACAAAAGAAAAGAAAATAATTAATGATTTAATTATGGAAAATGAAAAATTAAAAGTAGATATAGAGGATTTTAAAAAGAAATTTATAAAAGATATACAGAATGATATCGAATACAATATATTAAATAACGAAAAATTAATTTTAAAAATTATAGAAAAATTTGGTGAATAATTATGAACGTTTGTAGTAATATGAATTTATTGAAACTTTATAAAATTTATCCAAAAGTAGATAATTTCAATTATAACAGATATCAATTTTATATATATATTTATTTAGATCCTTTTAAAAAATTAAACAAAGCTTTTGATATTAAGGCTCCTGATGGTAAACGTTACTGTAGCGCTTATGAACCTATTTATGTTGGTAAAGCCTCTAGAGGTGCTGGTTACAGACATAATCAACATATACAATCGTATTTAAAAAATAAAGAACATAATGTTTTAAAAGTTGAAAAATTTAAAGAAATAGAAAAAAATATGGAAAGGGCGAAAAAGAATAATGATATAGGGGTTCCACATGATTGGAAAGAATATCAATTAAACTGGATCGTTATCCATCGGGTCTTTGCTGACGCTAAAGAACTTTTAGATTACGAGGTTGGTCTTATCCAATCCTTAGGAACAAAGTACCGTAGAAAGGGTCCTTTAGTCAATAAAATAGAAAATTAATAAATTTTAGAATTCCGGAATTTCCGGAATTCTTCTCATGTCGTTAAAATAAGGTAAATAACTAACATACGACACTTAGTTAACTATTCATAGTACGTGGTATCTTTAGTTGATGGTATATATAGTAATATAGTTATCTATATATCAACTAAACATGGTTATACCATCGATAGTTAACTATTAATAGTTATCACGTTTTTAAATAAAAAATAAAATAAATTTGCGGAAGAAATAATAGTATTATCTATACTATTATTTCATTTCATGTGGAAGTTACAATTTATGTAACTTACCAACATATTTAATAATAATTGTATTTTCGCCATCGGTGTCCATAAACACCAATACTGTTTTACCTTCTAAGGTATAATTGGCGAATGTACGATTTTTATCATCAGTTATCCAATACTCGTTTTCGGCATCATATGAGGATGGTTCCATAATTTGCTGTACTGGATTAAAACTTCTAGATTGTCTAATACCGACCGAAGCTATATTCGCGTCAGTACCATATGCATACCAATATAGATCAAATGGTTTCATAGAGTATAATAATCTTCCCGCTTCGTCGTATACTCGATTACGAAAACGTTTAATTACTTTAGCCGATGTATCAGCATCATCCGTAATATCTTTATTATTTTTATCATAAACCACAATATCGAGAACTTTCATAGTACCAGTATAAACAACTTTATGTGGTCCATCACATTTATCTCCATCTTTGGTATAATCTGCGGAAACTACAGAACTTAAACCAATAACTACTAAACCTACTATCATTACTCTTTTTAATAAACTTAACATTTTATCTTTCATTTTTACTTTTAATTTCTTCTTCATGTACATCCCAATTATCTTCATCTGGAACATACTCCTTAATCCAATCAGGATAGATTGGATTACCATCATAACCATTAACCGACCAAATGGCATCACTTAATAAACGGATACCTAATTTTAACCTGTTTACCCAGAAACTAGTTTCCGCATCAAGCACTTCAAAAAAGTGATCCGTGCGCCCACCAGTTTCTGGAATAGGATTACCTTCTTCATCAATATCTGGTTTAGTAATTACCATACCTAAATAATTGATTTCTTTAGCTCCTATTCCTTGAAGCATTTCTAAAGCTTCTGGAACTTCTTCTTCTCGAAGAATTAGAGCTGGCCAGACTATCACCACACTTTTATCACTTTTTGGTAAAAGTGATCTTCCTCCTTGATTACTCATAATATGCTCCTAACATAAGATCAGTCTTAGAGAATGTTTTTCTTTTCTCTAATTCTTCTCTTTCTCGTTTAGCTTTTATTTTGCGTTGAGCATCCGCAGCTAAAAAAGTACTAGCTCTTGTATTTGCTTTGTCCAAACTTTCTTCAAGTTCTTTTAAAGCAAATAAATAATCTCTTTCTCTTTGAGCAGTAAAAGATCTCTCTTTTTTTATTTGCTCTCTTAAAAGACGATTCTCTTCTATTAAAGAATCAACTGTATCTAAGGCAGTATCCTTAGTTTCAATTAACTCTATTAATGTATCAAACGCTACCAAAGCTGGTTCCCCAGCTTTATAACCCTTAGACGATTTAAGAAACTCTAGTTTCTCTTTATTTAACTTCATAACTTCCCCTTTATTTAATTGCAAAAAATACGAAAACTTTATGCAGTGATCCACTTAGTTGATGTATATCTACATCAACTATATCAATATCATTTTTTGGATAATACTCTCTGATATTTTTATTTATATCACTTTGTAAATTATCCATCTTCATGATATTAAAACTTAATACATCCCAATTCTCGTTTTTACGATAACTAATTTTTCCCATTTTACAATCCTTTACAATTTTCTTCAATTTCACTAATAAGTTTATTAGTGTATTTAACACTTACAAAAGTATTATTTCCAGTGCCTAAATAATTACCCTTAATGTTATCAAGCCATGATTGCTTAATTTCAAAGAATTCCAAATACTCTGGATAATTTTTTTCAAGGATACCAAAAAGTGCTCCAGGGTTAAGCATCTCTAATTCCTCACCACTAAAAACAACCTTAGTATTTGACATAACTGTTTCGGCCAATTCGATAAGCTTTAAATACTTTTTATGACCTTTTTTAACATCATAAATCTTTAATTGTTTTTTTAAAGCTTTCATGATGTTTTTACGTCCCATTTTTCCAATGGGAAAACTTTTGGGAATTGTATATAAAAAACTATATAAAATAATTCCCATAAGAATTTTACGTTCTAACATTCATTCTCCTTTTTAATACGATAAAGTACTCCTCTAGTACAACCAAGTTCTTTAGCAACTTGGGTTATATTCGATTCATTTATCTTTCGTATAATTTCTTCATCTGTAATAGAAAAAGTTTTTTTCTTATTACAACTTCCACATCCCGAAGTATTCCCGGATCTTAGATTGGGTCCGGAAACTTCTCTTATTTTACCGCATTCACATTCGCACTTATAGTATTTGTGGGAATGTTTACTTTTGGCAAACTCAATTACTTTTAATTTACCAAAAGTTTTACCAATCATATTATCCATTATTATCCTTTTTAAATTTAAAAATAAAAAAGCTCTTAAAGAGCTTCCCACTCAGCCGAGTCCATTAATCTTAATAGATCTAGCTGTTTTTGAATTTGCCCTTTACAACGAGCAAACTCTCCCACGCTTCCACGTGGGTTTAGTTTTAAAAAAAGCTTGATGAGCTTTTTATCATTTACGTTATTTGACATAACAATTCCTTTTTTATTTAAGTTTTAAAAAAGATGTTTAACGCCATCCCTGGCGAGAAGTTAGACTTACTATTTTAGTAGCGTGTCGCTACAATAGCTCTTTTTTCTGGCCTTAGGCCTTCTTCCTTGATTAGTAGCTGAGCCTTTTCGAAATCAGACAGCTCTAAGATAACCGCTCCCGATAGAAATTTATCGGCTAACTTCCAATCCCTTTCGGGATCTTCTTGCTCACTAAAATAATAAAGCAACGCGTCACGCAAATCACTGACTAAAATGTCAGTGATAAATTGTTGGGCTCGCTCAGCAGTTAAGTGGTAGTCGGCATCGCCTACAACAACTACCACATTAACCCATTTATCTTCATGGGTTTTTGTGTCGATGAGGTACTCTGTTGTACCATCAACATCTTCGATAGAGAACTCGATATAGTTCTCTATTGAAGACTGGTGCCACGTGTAAGGTATTTCTACCCTACATGTGCCGCCATGCTTACGCATGGCGTCTAACAATATCCCATAACTCCAGTTACGGAGTTGTGGGTAGTTTTGGTATGCGTCACTATTATGCATACCAAAAAATTTGTGTTGACCTCTAGGTCTTATTATTGTTTTATACTCCATGAGTACCTTTCTTCTCCATTATCGGAGGTATTAAATAATCCACCTTTAGGATTATGGTATATTAATAACAAAATAAACCCATCACTTTACATATTAACATAATGTAAACTGATGGACTTATTCGCAATAGTTCAGGAAGTTTAAGAGTTAACCTCTTTGTAGTTGATCTTTACTCGCTTCCCAACAAGTAACGATATCAATGGCATTTCGATTACGTTTAGATGGTGCTGCCACAACCATAATACCATTCCAAACGATTCTTGACTTACGTCCTAGCATATATGCTGCTTCCGCTGCTTTCTTAACTGCAACAACTATAACATCTGAATCTACCAGCTCAAAACGCTGATCCACTCTCTCCATGAAGTGGGATGTTAAATTGATTTTTATGTTTTTAGGTAACATAGGACCCTCCTATTTTCGGACTTACACCTCTAGGGATGCCGTGATAGGAATTTATCAAGATAATTTATCCTGATAACAAAGCTCCGTTTTACATCCAGCTCGATGATGTTTAATTTTTCTTCTAAACATCTAAGAATACGCCGTATATGCTGACTAAGCATTCCATAGCTTGAAAAGTTTATCCTTCTAAAACTTTCAACTTTCATCAGTACTTCGCTCTGATAGCACTAGACATATCACCCTTTTAACGATGTCACTAGGGATTACTATTTACCAAGCGGAACATATTGTCAATATGACATACTTGGATTTATGGTACAGGCTAAAATATACGGCTATACCAAACCGTAGCTCCGTTTTACATCCAGCTCGATGAGAAGTCACTTTACCTCCATTCAACATCAAACTCATCGTAGAAATCTACTCGGTTCTCCCCGAACCGAGCTTCGATGAAGTATTTGATATCCGTCCACATAGGTTCAAATACGATATCTCTACCATTCGCCCGGGCGTTCCAATAACGCCCGTTTATGTAGAATTTGACAAAGTCTTCTACACTTTCACACACTTCGTAATCGGCAGTACCAACTGCCGATACAAAAACTGCGCGAACACCCTTGTATTTGAGCCAGCTTTTCACTCTATTAACTAAGAGAGCTGGCACTCCCTCTCTTAGTTTCGCTCTTGTTTGGCGAAGATTTGCTATATTTTTAGCCGAAGCTAAAATATGGCAAATCTCCTCCTCGCTGAGATCTTCTTGGGTATATCCTTTCGGATGATACTCGAATTCGATCCCGAGAGCTTTTTCAGAGTAACATTCACCTCCTATAAAAAGGTCGTATTGTCTGTATCCTCTTTCAATTAAAATTTCCATAATTTACTCCTTTTCGAATATTTTAGGCTATGAAACCTTGACGATCAACGTCCGTAAACCCATTCTCGAGCACCTTAGAGATACCATAGATATCCCTTATCAAATCCATAGAGACAATACTCTATAAATTTAATAAAAGATATTAACATTCGCATGTTATTCATATCTCTCTGTTTATAAGATATCTATACTTATTAATAGTTATTTTAAAGTAAATTAAAGCAATTATAACTGAAATTTAACGACAGGAAATGATAGTATCCGAAGATACTATCATTTTATCTGCTTCGAGAATTTCTGAGTCTATTATCAACCCATACGTTAAATCTACCTTGATCTATTTTAAACTCTAATTCCAATCCATTCATAAAAGAAAAATGAACCTTTACTATATTTTGAGTTTTAGAATCTTTTATTGGTTCGGCATTTACAAAATTAATAGCATTTGGATTAATGAAATAATTGTCTAATTTATAAAAACCACGTTTCATAAAATATTGACTATCGTTTAAATCCCCAAATATTATAGGTATTTGTATCTCTTTTACACTAGCTTTTTTGCGATATTGGCAAAAATATTTATCATCTTTCTTTTTTATAAAACCAATATTATTAATATTAATAATAATATTTTGAAATTTTAAAAACATATGTTTTCCTTAATGTCCTAACATTTTCATAGCATCGTCCAACGCGTTATTATGATTATGTATATTATTTAAAGTATTTGTCATCGTACCTGTATTTTCTGGTTCGTTTTGAGCTATTTTAATAGCATCTTTTGGTATTGGTTCTGATTTATAAGTACCATTTTGAATAGCTTCCATATCTTTTTTTACCTTATAATTCGCATACGCCTTAAAAGGATTTAATTCGAATTCCTCTAAAATAGCTTTTTTATTAATTTCTAATATCATATCGTATTTCCTTATTTTTTCTTGGATTCCTCAACCCAATTTTTATTAAGTTTTTGTTTACGTTCTTTAATTATCTTTAATTTTTTACCAACGTACTTATCAAGAGTATTTTTAAAATATTTTTTAGGTATACCCTTATCTTCGCCAGGTAAAGAACAATTATACATTAAAGTAATATGTGGTATATAATCTGGATAATCATAAACTGCTCCAGATTTAATACATCTTTTAAATTCGGATTTACAAAAAGGACAATCTAATTCAACGTGTAAATTTAACCCTTCTTGAGTTTTAAAATTACCAAAACCTTTAATAGTACAATGTTCATTTAAATTAACCTGTACCTTACCATCTTTAATTTTAACATTACCAAGATCTTCGCCAGGTAATTTAAAATTAAAATCTTTTTTAGAATATGAAATAGTACAGTGAAAATCATCATTAAAATCTTTTTTTAATCCGAGATCTTTAATTATTTGATTCAATAATCTATTAGAATCCGAATCAAATAACACGTCAACGTAACCTATTTTTTCATCCAAAATATTTTGTTTTGTTTCTGGTTTCATATTTTTCCTTTAATTTATATAACCTTTTGTGGTATCAAATCGGATATAGTTTCTGAATTTAAAGATTCTATACCATCACTTAATATAATCTTTTCAATTTTATCAATAAAGAAATCAATATTATCCAAGTACTCATTAAAAGTTAAATCCAATTTATTTAAATTTTCATCTAAATAAAGATTAAAATTTAATTTAGTTAATATGTCTTCCGCCATTTTAGTAAGAATTTCTAGTACTGATTCTTTATCCCCAAATATATTATAAAAATATCTAAATAATTTTTTAGTTAGTTTTTCTTTAATATATAAAATATTTTTCTTTTTGGTACTTTTTTTTAAATAGTCGCTGTTAATTACGGAAGTATTTTCTAAGCTTACTGGAAGTTTATTTTCATCGATCCCATAGGCATTTCCATCGTCACCATGATTGTTGGTATATTTATAAGCAGTTTCATAAAAATACATATGATCTAATAAAGAAAATTTAGTTTTATAATTATACGAGGTAATTGCATCATAGTAATTAGTTTCGAAAAAACTTTGAAAGTATTCGTTATTTAGAAATTCAAAATCATCTTTTAAATATCTTTTATTTTTCATAAGATATGTTTTAACCATGATATCGGTAACAATTCTTTTATTATTCCTATGATCAATATCGTCATAAATCAAAGTAAAATTTTCAGTAAATAATTCTCCAAGTTGTTTGAAATAACCAACCTTAACATTACTAAGATTTGTACTATAATAAGAGAATAAGTTTTTATGTATAAGTGTTATATATGAGCTAAAAATGGCTCTAAGTGTCATCGGATTCTTATTACGAATTGCTACCATTACTAAATATTTGAGAATTTTTTCTATTATTGTCTCTGGCGTAATCATTAGGATATTATAGTAGAATTCTCCAATTCCAGATTTAGTACTATATTTAATTAACCAGTTCTCGATAAGATTTTTAAGGGTCAAAGTAAATCTCATTAACTCGTTATCTTTACCAACTATATTATAAATCTCATTTGAAAATATTTCATTTGGATTTTTAACATTTCGGATTTTTTTAATACCATTCTTTTCCATATAAGCTTCTGTATTTTTATGAAGTACTTTTAAAAAATAATGATAAGCCGTTAAAGTTGGTCTACTAATTCCTTTATCAAACATAGTTAACGGAATTTCTTCTAAGGTATTATTCAGTATTTCTTTTATTTCCTCCGCTTTTTCTTCGGAATCATTTGCTTTAACGTATTCAATTTCCAAAAGAATTTTTTCATTAATAAGATTAGTTAAGTATTTTTTTATATCTGTGAAAAATTCCACTTGTACTTGTGGTTCGGAATTACCTTTTTTATTAATAATATTTAAATACGCTTTATCAATATTTAATTCATTATTAATTTTTTCTTGAATGAAAATTTCCATTTCTCCATCAATATTATATTTAATTAAAAATTCTTCGGTTTTCTGTTCAATTATATTATAATCGATTTTTAATTTTTTTTCTCGTTTGTCAGAAAGTTTACTTCTTATTACCTTCATTTAATATCTCCTAGTATTTTTTCTATTTTATCAAAGTCTTTATATTTTATTCTAATTAACGGTATATTTTTTATTTTAGCAAAGTCTGTTTTAATTTTATCGGTTTTTTGTATTCTTTTAAAGGCTTCTTCTCCTCCAAAATATTCTACTGGTTTGAAATGTTGTTCTCCATCATATTCGATTAAAATATTTTTATCTGGTAAATAAAAATCAAACCGTAAAGGTTTTATATTACAGCATTCTTTAAACACATATTCTTTTAAATATTTAATATTATTTTCTTTTAGATATTGTTGTATTTTAAATTCTCCTTTCGAAGAATTACATTTTGGACAGCCAACTCCAGAAACATGATTCAATACACTGGTTTCAAAAACACAATTGCAATTATTACAAATTATTTTTATTTTATCTCTAGCAAAAGAATAATTTTTAAATAGATTATAATTATATTTATCACCGTGTATTTTTAAAAATTTTTTTATATAATAACTTTTAGATTTTTTCTGATTTAATATAGAACATTTTTTACAACCATGTCCCATCTTATGCGCATTTGGTTTTTGATAAAACACTTCATTGCACCGTTTACAAATTATCGGTAATTTGTAAACCGTACTTTTATAATTTTTTTCATTTATTAATGAATAATCATATTTATCTAGATGTACTTTTTTAAAATCTTCTATATGTTCTGAAACGCTTTTTCTAGTCTTTTTTATTTTGCATTTTGGACAACCGTTTCCTCGTTTATGAGCATTTGGTTTTTGATAAAACACTTCATTGCACCGTTTACAAATTATTGGTACTTTTATATCCGTACTTTTATAATTTTTTTCATTTATTAATGAATAATCATATTTATCTAGATGTACTTTTTTAAAATCTTCTATATGTTCAGAAACTCTTTTCCTTGGTTTTTTTAGTTTTGGAATTTTGCAAACCGGACAACCTTTACCGCTTTTATGATTATTGGCATTTTGGTAAAATATTTTAGAACAATTTTTACATAAAATCGGTAACAATTGCTTAGTATTTAAATACATCTCATCCGATAAATACTCGTATGAATATTTATCGGCGTGTACTTTTTTAAAATCTTCTATATGTTTAATTATCGGTTTTTTCATCGGAAATATTGACAATAACTTTATCAGATAATCCTTTAGCCTCTTTAATGATATCAGGATTAATTTTTCCATCTTCCATAGCTTTAAGACCATTTAACATTTCTTGTTTAATAGCCGCATTTAACTGCTGTTCTTTAATACTTGCAATATTAGCAATATTATTTTGATCGAACTCACTTTTATAAACCGGCAGTTCGTTATTTTTTAAAATATCTTGAACGCTTTCAGATACTTCAAATCTATCGCATTCCGGAATCATTTCTGGTTCAAGTGATCTAATATCTTTATGATCGCCAACAACTGTTCTAATTACATATGGTTGTGAAAGGTCATCTATTAAAGTAAACGATTCTTTAAAACTTCGGTATTTTTCTCTAAGTTCTTCTTCCGAGTATCCAGTAACATCCTCACTAAAAGTTAAGATTTCTAAAGATACTAATTCTTTTTGATTTTTCATTATTAATCCTTATTATAATATATAAATAATATCTATATTATTATTTAATAGTACTCTTAATAGTATTCCAAGTTAATCCCAAACCAAACCAAAAATCAAGAAATTTTATTAATATTAATTGGGGTTGTTTTATACTTATTGGGATAATAAAATTATCCCAAGCGGTCGAATATAAAGTTTCTAAATTGGTTTCAAAATTTGGAGCTTCGGCTAATTTAATATACGTACCAAATAAATTATAAACCAATTCTGGCTCGCCTTTATTAATAAATAGTAGGCTTATTAATTTAAACATATTTATCAACTTTAGTATAATCACATCGCGTTTTGGAATATTTTCTATAAGATTACCCGCCTCTTTTAATAATAATAAAAAAATTTTATCTTCCGAGATATTTTTATATTTTGAATCTATAATATCAATTATTTTTAAAAATTCCTCATAATCTAAAATTTCGTTTAATTGGGAAGATTTTAAATATTCCTGTTCCTGTTTTTTTATATCCATTATTTTCCTTTTATTGGTATAAATCCTTTGCCTGAACATTTAGTACATGGCATTAATTTGGATTTAAATTGTATATCTAACAATTGTTTTTTATTTAATACGGGTTCCAAATATAATTCTAAATTCTTTAATTTAGAAAAAAGAGCCGAATATTCATTAAAATGAATTATCAAATTTTTATATTTTTCCAATTTATCTATTAATTTTTCCATCATTAAAATATTTTTGGAATTATTATTCAACAATGGATAATGGTCCTTTTGTAAATTTTTTTCATAATCCTTCAATAAAGCTAACTTTTCAAATTTAATAATTATATTTTTAATATTATTAATTTTAAAATTTACTTTTTCCTCATTGATTTTAAAATTTCTAGTCTGCTCTTTTATTAATTGTATTTTTTTAAAATCTTCGTTAAATAAGCCATAATTATTTTGATAAATAGAAATAATTTGATTTCTAGTATCGATTCCAAAATTAAGATTATTTAAATAATCTTTTAATCCTTTTGTATCGAATAAAGATAAATTTTCAATAATTGTTAAATAATATAATTTTAAATAGTACTTAATTTCATTATTAACTTTTTCTATTTTAGAGGTATTTTCAAGAATACGTTCTTGATTAGTTTCATGATTCTTTGATAAAAGCATCATATCTTCTTTTACTTTTAGAATAGCTTTAGTAATATTTTCAGTATTAAATAAAAAATTAAAAATCTTTTCTGTTTCATTACCTTTCGAACCTACTAGAAATAATCCGTCGTACTGAGTAGTACTTGCGATTCTTTCGGTTTGATCTTTTAAATTACCTTTGAAGTTCTTATAGAATTCTTTTAAATTAATGTACTTGAATCCAAGTTCTTCAATCTTTTCCATAAGTTTTTCAGCTGCTAAATTCTTTCCATAGTATTCTTCACCTTCTATAACAAAGGATACTTTAGAACTTTTATAACGTAATCCAACTTGTTTTTTAATTATTTCACATTTTCCATCTTCATCATGTAAACTTTTAAGATAAGTTTTTTCTAAAATTATTTCGGTATTTAAAACTTTTTTACTTGGATTACCTTTTGTATCTAAACCACCGGCTTTACGAGGATATTTTTTTACATTGAAAGAATTATAAAGTATTGAACTAACTGCTCTAAGTATAGCACTTTTACCAGAATTATTTGGTCCACGTATTACAGTATATCCTTTAAACCGTAAATCTATATTTTTAATACTTTGAAAATTTTTAATATTTATATGCCAAACACCTTCCTCACCGACTTGAACATTTCGTTCGAATATACCCTCTTTAAATTTAGAATCCTCTAATACTAATTCTCGAACACCATTGTCATCATATTTAGCATTTACACTATAAATAATATCGGCGTATTCATCTAGATCAAGTACTTGTGAAACAACAACTATAGTAAAATTATATTGCTCACAGAACATTTGTAAAAATTTACTAAGACGGATTCTATTATCTTGACTTAATTGACTAAAACTTTCATCAAACATATAAAAAGTATTTTTAGAATAAATAAAACCAATTAATAATTTAAAAAGCATTGATACAACTTGCATTATACCACCACCATTAGAAATAAGTAATTCTTCATTTCTAGCTAATTCAATATCATTTTGATAAAAAATTATATCGAATTTTTGAGTTGAACTTGTATTAACTTTACCTTTACCTTCTTGAGGTTCGATAGCTATTTTAATATTATCTTGGAATATATCTACTAAAGCAGTATTAACTATATTTAATATAAAATCTTTTTTCTCTTTAAGTTTATGAATTTTTAAAGTTTCCAAAAGCATTTTAGTATCATTTAATAATTTTAATTCCTCTTCTATACCAGTACAATTGTTTAAAAAAACCTGGTTTTCATTTTCTAAATTTTCTTTGATTTTTGTACTGATATGAAATTGATTATTTAATTGAATTAATTTATTTTCGAAATCTTGGATATTATTTTCCATTATTTTCCTTTTTTATTTTTTTTTAGCAAAAAAAAGAACCCGAAGGTTCTTTTTTAATTTTACCAATCTTGCCAACGACGATTAAATACGCCATTATTATGATACCAAATTAAAGATTCTATAAATTCCTCTGAGTACTCGCTATCAATATCTGATTTACAGGCATGTACATTTTTACTTGGACAATTCCAATCGCTAAAATCATGATATATTATAGTACGAGAAGAGTTTGATGTTTTATATAATATCTCTTCTTCTAAGTATACCGATGCTTTAGTATCTCCGGAAATAACAAAACTTGTTTTTTCGATTGAATCGCCATTATCAAACTCTTTAATTATTACCAAACCATTTGATTCGCATCCACCATGAAAAGTTTCGTATAAGGAAACTAATTTAATAGTAGTAGAACTATTTAACATTCCACCTTCTGGCCGAGTAATTCTATATGGAAATTTGTTGTCTCCAGAAACAGATCTAATACTAGATTGAACAATAGAATAATTATCTACTTTTCCACCATTATATAATTTTGGTTCCATCTTCATTTTTAAATAATCTTTTACCTCTTCGTTAGCGTATAGCCAAGTTATAGAAACATTATTTTTAAAATAATTCCAATACATTAACGTTTCTACATTTCCAACATGATCATCATGAATATGAGAAATGAAAACATATTTAATTTTCGAAATATGAAAATATTCATTATTTTGCAAAGATTCTTCCTGTAATTCTATAAGTTTTTGCATAACATTAAAACCACAATCGAATAATAGATATTCATCTTCTTTTACCTGGACTAAAAAACTACTGTTGGTAGCAGTTGGATCTAATCCGCCACCATTTCCTAATTGTATAAATCTCATTATTCTTCCTCTGGATAATCTTTATTTAAAGTTGTTACGCTAATTGATTCTATTTCTGATGGCATTATAGATAAAAAAACTACTCTATCTGAATGTTGTACAATAAAAGATAAACTAGATAATTTACTTAAATTATTAAATCCATCTGCATATTCATTTTCTAATTCATTTTTAGTAATCATTATAAAATGTTCTCTACCGCCTTTAGTTCTGATAAGTACCTCTATATTTTTAACATCTTTGCTCATAATTTTTCCTTTATTTTTTTTACTGTTTCTATTTCACCAAGATTTTCTAAAATTTTTAAAAATTTAGATAATTTAATATCTTTACGAGTATCGTTAAAATAATTAAAATCGAAAACTGGTTGTTTAAAAACGCTAAATTGTTTTATAAAATTTCTTGCCGGTCTTGGAGTAAGAAATATTAACATAGGTTTATCCATGTATTCTTGAATTCCATATTTGCCAGCATAATTTTCCTCTAACCATTCGAGAACTTCTTTGTTAAATTTATATCCAGTTTTCATAGAACGTTTTTTAAGACGTTCTAATTTATTTTCTGGTATTTCTGATTTATTTTTATAATCTTTTAATTCGATTTCAATCTCAACCCATTTATCGTATTCATCTTGAGAAAAATATTCATGTTTTGAAACTAACTTCATATCTGGATTTGATAAACAATACCCTAACTCATTATCTCTTATAAAATCATTATCCATTTTATCTTCAAAATAAACCATAACTCGTCCATCAAACGAACCATCTTCGTTATTGGGATTTTTTACGTTGGTTAACCAACAATGATTTTGATGAATTGTCATTCCCCGTCCTTTAATTCTGTACGTAATTGTTCTCTTACTTGAGTTATAATAAAACCAAGCAAATTATGACCTCTCCATAATTTTGGATCGAATCTTTTAGGATCGGTTTCACTTAAACCAATTCCCCAAACTCTATCATATGGTGAAGCTTCTACTATAATTTTATTTCCAGTACTTAAAAGATATTCTTTTAACTCGGGGTGCTGTGAAAATTTTAGATATGTTCCCATTCGAACAATATCTATTTTATATTTATCCCAAGTTTCATCATTAAAACCTTTTATCTTTCTACCAAGTGCCTTCTGTTCTCGTGAATCAGTACTAGCCATAATTTTAGTATAGCTATCAAGATCTTGAAAAACGATAGCTTTATTTGCCATCATATATTGTTCTGCGCAATTATAAGTAACTCCATCAGAACCAACAAAATTATATTTAGCCCACTGTGAGAATATTCCACCCCAAAAGAATTCAAAATCATTTTCTTTAGAGACGTCATCTACAGATAGTAAACTATTGGTACTTTTAGTTATCTCTTTTGGAGATGAAGTTCTATCTTCCAGAATTTTATAAAGAGCAAATAAAACACATTCGGGTGAACTATAGGCACTACTCTCCGGAATATATTTAATTATTTCTTCTGTAAAGTTATCTCTAATTTGAGCAATCATTGAATTCAATTCTTCGTTCGTACCAAATACTTTTTCAAATTCTGAAGATTGGTAATTATTTGGATTGCTTAAATCTCCTCTAAATGGTTTTGGAACTGGCCCATAAATATCATATTTTTCCATCGCTTGGTTATTACCATCATATGCCCAAATACGATCCCCAAAATAGGCTCTACCATCTTTATGATCACGATACCGTTGTATTAACATTTGCGAACTTCTAGAACCATTATCGAATATCATATTACTATGCATCCAATAATATTCTCCATCTATAAGTTCATCTAACTTTTTTATTTTTTTCATTTAATTTCCTTTTTGAATAACTCATTTATTCTCCTTCAAAATTTACTTTCATGACCGATGGTTTTTGAATGATGTCATGTACTTTCAGAAAATGATTACCAAGTAATTTTAAAGCCACTTCGGAAGATTTTTTACAAGAATCATCTCCAAAACTTGGTATATACATTCCACCACCATAATAACAATAATCCTCTTTTAAAAACTCGTATAAGTTTCCCTGAAAAGATAACCAAGCATGTTCTAAAGCACTTACTTTATCAAAATCAAAATTACTTACATCTTTAATTCTAAAAGGTTCCTTCATGCTTTTAATTGCTCTTTTAAGATCTTTAGTATTATTAAAAGCAATTGACCGACTTATTTTATATAAGTATCCTTGTTTATTAATTGGTGGTTCTTTATACCATCTTGTTTGTTGAGTTTCGGTATCTATCATGTAATATGGATGCTCTTTAGGAATTCCTACATAATATTCATAATGTGACTTTTTATGACCATCTTTAAATAAGGTTAAGACATGATGTTGTCCTTTAATCATTTCTTCATAAATAACTTCTCTGGTTTTAATAAATTGTTGTTTCATATTTTATTCCTCGTATAATAAACTTAAACTAGTAATTACTAATTTATCCACACCATAATTTAATTTTAATTGAGCGGATAATTTTTTAAAATCCTCCGGTGCTTTTAAAGGATCTTCTGTAGTTATGGTTCCATCTCATCTAATTTTTCTCGATATTTTTTATATAAATCCATAGGTTTAAAATGAACTATTTTTTCTTTTCCACCATAACCAAAAGAAATATTATAATTCTTTTTCGAATCTTGGAATATTAAATTGGC